TTTTTGCTCAGACATTAAGAAGTCCTCAATCTCAGTACGACGAAGAGTAATCTGCTCCTCTGTTTGAGCAACTACTTCTTCAGAGAGTTCGTCTCGGTGCTCTTCATATTGTTCAACCATATAGCCCAATACAGACTGCATTGTGGCGGCTCTTAGCTGTGCTTCTTCCCAGCGTTTTTCAATAGCGGTGCGTTTTTTTCCTTTTAGGAAATCTTGTTGTTCAGCTTTGTTTATTGCAATCTTATCTTGGCGGTTACTCATGCCTTTACAGTACCAGACTACTTGTACTGCTCAACAACCTGGATAGGTCCAGAGGTATTGACATCTAGCTTTGCTGCAATCTGAATTGCTTTCTCTGGTGTAGAGCCTGCGTGTATAGCCCCAACAGCGTAGTCCGAACCAGAGCCAACTCCATAAACGCCACCTTCAGAACGGCAAACAGATAAATCATCGGCAATGTCAAATACTTCTCCAGAAACAGCCATGAGGAAGTTAAACCTACCTTCCCCTGATTTTCCACCTTCTTTACCCTCATTGAAGTCATACCCATTATCAGTGAGGCATTTACGAAGAGAAGGCATAACTTTAACAATCATAAAGTGATAGATATCTTCAGAGTCTTTTAAACTTAGTTTTGGTGGGTTCCACATATGTTGCACAACATCACAAGGTTGAACTTCGCCACTTCCTGCAATTAAAAAAGCCCCACGCTTTGCAATCTTTTTCATATCTGGATGGTTGTAACGACGACCACCCTCACTAGTTACCTGATTATCTGCAGCCATAACACATTTGTCTTTGTATTGAACAGCAACGATAGTTGTCATACTTACCCCCAGATAGAAGAACCCCCCTAGATTACCATCCAGGGGGGCCTTTTGGGGAATGTCTGATTAGAGTAGTTTGACCAATTCAGCCCAAGTCTTCGGTCCAACCACGCCATTTGAGTCAATTAGGTCGTGATTGTCTTGAAAAGCAATAACTGCCTTCTTAGTGGCATCGCCGTATATGCCGTCTGCACGCAGGCCTAGAGCCTCTTGTACAACCTTGACGTCTGCACCAGTATCTCCTGGCGTAACGGGTCCTGGGAACGCTGGAGCCTGTGAGACGGGCACCTCAGCTTTGACCTCGTTGCCCTTGTAGTTAGGACGGCCCCAACCTACGATAGAGACTAGAACCTTCTTTTTGTTTGGCTTGTAGGCACGAACCTGCTCGCATACTTCGCCACCATTGCGTTGGTCACCCTTTTTCTTGCCAGAGGTGTTTCCTTCAATGGTTGCTACAACGCCATCGGCAATAATGCCTGAGCAGATACCTACGTGAGAAATTCGGTTGACACCATCTCCTGGGAAATCAAAGTACAGGATATCTCCTGGTTGAGGTGTTTGACCACAGTCTGCTTCAAACCATGTGCCCATCTTTTCAAATGCTGCTGCACCTGCAACTGTAGAGACAGTATTAGGAATCTTAACCTTTGCCTCGTTAGCTACCCACATGCAGAAACTTCCACACCAAGGTAGGAAGTTAGCCTTTGTAAACTTACCGTACTTGGTCTCGTTGTCCTTTGGGCCTTCAATTACGCCGACTTCTCTGCGAGCAATGTCAATCATTGCTTGAGCTGTTCCTAATGCTGCCATTATCTTTTACGCAATTTTCCAATTACGTGCTTAACAGCTCCACCAAGGGTGTCATTTGGCAACTTTGTCTTTGTCCGAGTCTTTTTACTTGAAGTTACTGCAGGTGCGGCTTTACTTGCGGGAGCACTAGGCTCTGAATCCCAAAGTGACTTTGCTGGCTGTGCTGCACGTGCATCATTTGCAGCCTTAGTTCGTCCTGCAGGTGTCTGCATAAACGCTTCGTGTTCGGCCTTTACGTAATGATGTTTGCGGGCGTTGTACCCAATGCGTTCTGCAGATAACAACCCACCAAACTCTTTTGTTCCATTTGCTTTATGAATGTTTAGTCCGTGACGAATGTCTGTGCGAACATCGTTCACAGTGCGATGTCCTCCGTGGTTACTAGCCATGTCTGAGTCATGGCCTGTTCCTTGATGATGACCCATATCTGACTTTCCAGTACTTACTGGGTGATTTTTTAAATAGTCATTTTCACGCGCTAGGTACTGTGGGTTGTCGCTGTATCCCTTGCTAGTATCGCTAATGCCGTTCTTCATATCTGCAGCGTCGTAACCAACTTTTCTTCCCCTGTGGTCGTATGCGCCACCTACTTTAAATCTACCGTTTTCATCGTATGTCATTATTTTTTCTTCTTTCTGTGTTGGTTACCTTTTGCGATGTTCTTAGAAGCATCCATTACCTGGAGGTTCTTCTTTCCTTCGTTGTGCTTGTTATTGTCTTTGTGGTCAACGTGCTTGCTCTTAGGAAGCTTCTTGCCTAATTCTTTTTCTTTCTCATAACGAGCTGCGTTAGTAGATTTGAACTTCTTCGTTACTGTGTTGTAGATAGTCATCTTCTTGCGACCACCCTTGGACTTATCTTCGTAAGGGCCGTAAACTTTGACTGTCATTGGTCTACCTTATATGCGCAAATGCATTTACAAGTGTCTACTGTGCAGACACCCAATTCCATCTCGTGGTCACACTTAACACAGGTCATGGTCATAGTGTATGGTGTCTCCTATGCCATTTAAGGATAAAGTCCAGCAAAGAGAAGCCTCTCGCAGACATTACTTTAAGAACGCACCTGCCATCAAAGAAAAAACGGCGGAGAATAATCGCCTCATAAGACGGCGTAATAAATCTTACATTGATGGCGTTAAGGGCACGAACCCTTGCGCCGATTGCGGTATCTCGTATCCACCTTACGTGATGCAGTTTGACCACATCGTTGATGGCAAACGAGGCAACGTGGCTGATATGGCACGCTCTGGGTTCTCCATTGAGAACCTTCAGGCTGAGATAGACAAGTGCGAGCTCGTGTGCGCAAACTGCCACGCTGAAAGAACGCACGGATACAAAGACGAGTTAGAAGAAGACTTTCCTAACGAGGCTTAACGCCGAGGACGCTTTTTTCTCAGCGACCGCTTTTTAACTCATCCACTAAGGAAGCCCAAGTAGTCAGGTGCTTCCTATCAATCTTATAGAAGGTCTCGGTGATCTTGCGATACGGGTCTTGCGTTGTGTGCTTGAACCAATGTTCCTTAGTGTTGGAGTGAACAACCAACATATTGCCTGACTTCTGACTGACCATCACATATGCGTAGGGCTTGACCTCTTTGGCTTCGTAACCAGAGTAGGTATCTACATAAAGATTAGATTGCCAGAATACAGATGGGTCCTCTGAGAAACCTAAGTTACGCGACTTAACCTCTAGAACTAAACCGTTATCTAGAATGATGTCTTTCTCTTCTTTTGTTAGGCGCCTGATATCAGCGTCCGAGGTGACAAGTTCTAACTCAGGGACGGTACAACCAATACCCTCTGCACGAAGACGCTGCGCAACTAATTCATTGAAGGTATGGCCTTCCGTCATAGCTGCGTGGTAATCAAACTCTACGAGGCCCACAACTCTTCCTCCAGACGTAACGCTGCCTCAACGGTAGCAGGGTCTGGCTTTGGCTTTACCTTTGGCTTAGTTGTATTTGAGAGCGGTTCATGGTGCCAATCATCTTTCTCTTTATAATGATTGAACTGTTGTTTTCGGTTCTCGTGCAGCTTCGTATATTCTTTAGCGTACTTGTCATCCATTTTATTCCTCATCCCTTCTCCAGTGGATAAATGATTTCACATAAACTGCGGCGTAGGCAATAGCGGAAAAGATAAAGCCGTATTGCTTTGTTATCACTGCGTAGGTAATCCATAGCACTTCATTGGCGCAGAGTATTAGCCAACCCCAAATAGTCTTGCGGCCTACGAAGTAGATGCCTGCTACTCCGATTACTGCTAATACCCAGGACCACATTACTTGAAGTCCTTCTTAGTCCAAACCTCAACGTAGAAATACCAGTGCACTAACTCAAGGCAGATACTCTTATCGTAATTGCAGTAGAAGAGACCGATGCCCCAACTATCCCACTTACCCCATCCGAACTTGAGTTTCATTAGGCAAGTGCTCCATTTGCCTTTAACTTGTCATAGATATTTGACATCATAAAACCAAGGCTTGGTTGTGATTGCTCAATCTGAGACTTTAGTGCTGCTTCATCTAATCCGGCCTTTATGCCTAACGCTAAGTTATCTGCATTAATGCTTTCCATCATTATGTCTATTGCTTCATCTTTTGTCATTCTTGCTCTCCTTTGATTTGTGGTTTTTAAAATGTTCTGCGGCTTGGTCTTCGCGGTATGTGCCGGCACATAGTACACAGTTCCTTAATATTTTCACTACTT